ATGGCATCTCTGAACTGACCCTCTTTTTTGCACTGCTCCTAACTCATTGATTTAATGAGTGCACGCGAACACACAAAAAAAGAGGGTATTTCTGCTAAAACAGGGATAATCTCTTGCCGTTCAAAGCCTAAAGCTGAGAACCCAACAGTTCACTGCCGGACAGGCAGCTTAGAAACCCACTACGCCGGAAATTTTTATATTTTTTAGGTTCACTGCCGGACAGGCAGCTTAGAAATCGTATCTCTCCCATGATTGCTGTGTCATAGTGTTCACTGCCGCACAGGCAGCACGCAAATCCAATAACTTACTGTTTTTTCTTTAAATAAATTCCCTCTCCAAAAACCCTCCAAAACTCTTCCCCAAAACCGATTGATAATTAAACGGTGATGACGACCCACTTTTCTTTGCGCTCGTCATGATAGAGCTCAGTCATCTTCGCTGAACTGTGTCCCAGCAATTCCTGAGTGTTGATCCCCTGTGCTTTATACAAGCGCTCGGAAAGGGAACGTTGTTCGTGAAATGTCGGCGGGGTTTTACCCTTTTCAATTTTAATTTTTGCGCAATCCCGGGCTTCCGCGAATCGTTGAGTTAATGACCCTTCAGCCACTGGTGAACCCAGCGCCGAACCGCCGATGACAGTTGAGTTATGGACAAGATGTTTACTCAGCACACGGTCGCGACATTTGTTGATCACATCACGAACACTCATGTTGATGGCGTCACATCGCAACGAGAGGGGGATCGCTATCCGGATTTTTCCTTTACCTTTTCCCTGGACAATATGAAGCATGTCATCCCAGATATCAGAGAATTTCATTTTTACTATGTCGCCACGCCGCTGGCCAGTAACTACAGCGAGCAGCATTGCATTGCAGATGTACGGTGACCTACGTTCTGCTTCGTGATAGATCGCCCACCAGTTCTCGAGCGTGAGTCGCTGTCTGGAGACTTCATCCAGTGGTTTACGTGTGGCCAGTGCCGGATTAAAGCCGGGCGGAACCTCACCGGCAAACTGTGCTTCCTTAAACATGTCGATCCATGCAGCTCGCATGACCTGTGCCATTCTTGTTTTATTTGCATCGACATATTCGTTTATCAATGCAGCCATCTCACGTGCGCCGAACTCTTTGAGCAATGTGTTTTGAGAACGAGCCGAGAGAAGTTCAGCACATGCTTTGCGCCCCCTGGCAGTAGATGATGCCAGCTCTTTTCGCTGCACACGTCGGTCAAGGATGGCTTTGTATTCTTTCACCCATTGCTTTAATCGCATGTTCTGAGCATTTGGTTCGGCTTTTTGTTTCGCAATATCTATCAGGGCGAAAGATTGAGAAGTTAATTGCTCAGCCGTAATGCGATTCATTTCAAGTGCCGCTGCATGCGCGGCATCTGAATCCGTACCAAAACCAATAAACTCCCCCGTAATGGGGTGACGATATTGCCAGTACGTTTTGTTGTTTCGCTTATCCAATTTGCAATACAAGTTCGGTGTTGAAATGTTGTATTTACGGGGTCTTGCTGCCATTAAGTGCTTTCTCCACTAAAGTGCGGGCGCTGGCAGGGAGATGGTTCGATATTTCGACCCGTTCAACCATACCAACAAACCTGGCTTCCTCATCAACAACCCATCGGCGACCTTGCTTAACGGCTGGCGGATATGTTTGCCGCGTTTTCGCAATACGGTGAAGGGTGGCTTTGCAGGGAGGTTCTTTGAAGCCATTTGGTCCTGCTGCCCATTCCGCTAAAGAAACTAATTGGCCCATACTATTACTCCACACGTTTAGTTATAGCCGGCTGCACACCGGTTTACTGACTGACCCGAAATCGGCCGTAATATTTCCCAGCTCGCCACCAGAGCATTTTCATACCCGGCGGCATTGCTGGTGCAAACTCAACTGGGACAAACCACAGATTCAGCATTCTTTTCACAAAAAACCGCCTGACGAAATGCGAACGGGTTGTTTCAATCATGGCTGCATTCCTAAATAAGTAATTCCCAGATTTCGGCGTGAGCGAATCCCTTGCCAGCATTGGCAATTAAATTTCAGTAATAACGATTCACTAAATGCCCCAGTGGACCAGGGCATTTAAGGCCGCGCTATCAGGCTTTGAACTCACCGATGAATGTTTCGACTTCAACGTCGGTGAAGTTGGCTTCCAGCAGTTCGCGGAACTCGGTCGCCATCAGTTCTTCAGCCGTTTCCAACTGCACGATGCGCAGAACCAGCACCGGAGCATTGCCGCCGGTCAGCACGCTGTAGCGCAGACGGAATCGGCGTTCGCCCAGGCCTTCATATGGCACGCACTTAAATTCGAATGCCGCAGGCATGACTTCTTTGCTTTTTGCCTCAACGCTTTCCATCACTGAGCGCTTGGCGCCGAAATCACTATCTTCATGATCCGCAGAACTGGATGCTTCGATGGTAATTTTACGGACGCCGCCGATCGCTTTCTTGATGTCCAGCACTTCTCCGTCAGCGGTGAAAGCCATCAGGAATTCAGACCAGTCTTCGAGCCACTCGGCCAGATCCTTCTGTGAGTTTTTATCGCCATTGATGTTCAGCAAAGCCTGGAATGGCGCAGTGCGTTTCAGTTTCAAAACTGCGATGTTATCTGCGTGACCTGGTGAAGCCAGCGTGCCGAGGTTAAACACAGTAACCGCCGCCATGTTGTCAGCATTAATGAAGCTGCGGACGCCTTCTCCTGCATAATCTTTGCAGTAGCGGGAGAAATCCTGAATGCTGGCTGTTTCCATTTTCCCGCGGAACCGGAACCGGCCATCCTGCAGGTTTTCAAGCGAATGAATACGGACAGATTCTGGCAAAGCAACAGCAGGGCAGTCAGCTGAAGACAGGCGTTCTTCCAGCAGATTAGAAAGGGACATATCCCGGACTTCTTTGATTGCTGATGCGTCTAAAACTTGAGACATAACAATTTCCTTTTATCGGAGAGGTTAAACGATGTTTATCGCGCGTCGCGGAGCTTGCCGTCAGGATCGCCGCCGATGGTGAACAACTGGCCCTGATCTTCCTGCATGATGGTCAGCTTGCCGCCTTTGCCCACATACATTGGGGTTTCGGTGGTGTCTTCCTCAGACGTTTTCCCGCGAGGCGTAGGAGCTGAGAACTTCAATTTGTGAGCCAGCATCACGCGTTTTTCTTCCATCGAATTACTGATCCGGGAAACATCAATCTCGATGGTTACTTTGCCTTTACCACCGTTATTCAGAACACCCAGAGCGGCAGTATTCAGCGCGGCGGCGATTTTGTTTTCGAAAATACCGGCGTCCAGTTCGGAGAGAAACTCCGGGACGTTGGTCATACGACTTTCAGCCATTTGCATTTCCTCTGTTTCACAATGCACTTTGTGAACCATTGATGCGGGCCGAAACCCACACTATAAAACTCAGGACTTCTTACTAATCACCGGCCAGATAACCGCCAGTAGAGCCACAACCAGAAAACCATCGGCGACGGTTGACATAATGCGGCTGGTGAAGTCCACAGCGACGACCAGAAACAAGATCAGGCCAGCACCGACCAGACGGAGTTTGCCGATCATAAGTACTGGTCTAAAGACAGTTGCAGGGACTGAGCGATTTTCTTCAGAGTGACTTCTTCTTCCTCGCCGATGCCGTCCTGATCGGCGATGTCCAGACACAGGCACAGGACATCTACAGCATCAGAGGTGCCAGCGACATCAGACAGTTCACGGTAAGCCTGTGCGTTTGCGCTGCGTGGTGATGCTTCGTAACGTGCGCGGATGTTGCTGCTCATCTGGGCAACTTCTCCTGCGAACGGGGAGAAAGCCGGTAAAGCACTGATGGTTTTTTCCAGAACAGCAATTTCTTTCGCGTCACAGGTGCCGTCTGCATATGCGATGGCGTACGCACCCCAAACAGTGGCTTCAACCGCATCACGGTTTTCCATCTTTTTCACTTCGGCGACTGCTTTGCGCGCTTTTTTCTTAAACATTCCAAACATGTTCATTTCCTTCTCAGTTGGTTAACTACTCACACACATAGACAAGGGCGGCCGGTAATGCACAGGGCGTGCTGGGTGGGTGCCAGCGGCCCTTGTCTATGCCTGCGAAAAAATTGGCGGTGGTCATGATCAGAACATTATCTTCGCTCCCCCTGATGTTGGATGGTTGAAGAGTCATGCCACCGCCGAAGCAACTACACACAGCAATTATCGAGGTTCCACGTCGATCTGATTGGGCGGCGGGAGTCGAACCCGCAATCGGGTAGGGAACCCGACCATCACCAGGATGCTTTGCACAACGCCAAGAACACTGGGACTGTGGTCATATTGGGTTGATGGTAAGTGAGTCCCTCAACCCCCAGTGTTCTTGGCGTTGTGTGCCTGGTCACTTCTCCACCTCAGGCGGCGGTGTTATCTTGGGAGTTCTCACACAACCAAGAAGGTAAAACCATGACTCATGAAGAAAAAGTTCTGTATTTATTCAAGCTTTCCGTTGAAACGTCGGTAGCGTATAAAACCGCGTCAATAGGCAGATCATCCACCACGCTTGAAGAAACAATCGAAAATGTATACGCAAAGTACGAGCGGTTACTCGATGAAAAATTAAAGAGCGAAAGCGGGCATTGATCCGTCAATAAGCGCTAATACACAGCGGATATTTTCAACTGAGGGCTGGACGTTTTGACGCTCCAGCTCTGCCTTTACCACTTTCAGAATCACCGAACTGACTTGCAAAAGATCCGGATGAGAAGAATAAATCCCCTCAGAAACACATCCGTCCTCTGCCAATTGTTCCTCCCGCAAAACTTCAATCGCCGTTTTCTGGGAGAGGGCTGATATCTCTGTTACCAACATACTCAGCCTTTCTTCATGAATAGCCTTCTCGTTTAGAAGAGCATGCAACTGTCTTGCTGCGCGTACTTTGCCTTCCAACCAATCAACCAGCTCGTTATCTGAATAGCCTGGCGAAATAATTCTGGGTTCTTGCTTATCCATTCTGATACCTCATTAAGCTGCTATGTTCTTGCCGTTGTGCTGCTCTGATGGATTTAATGTAGGGTATCTTACCTTTTATTGTCAAGCATGAATGTTGGAAATCTTACATAAACAGTTATAAAAAAAGCCGCACATGGCGGCTCTTCTGGAATTCAAGGAAATTTATAGGTCCATTATCACTTGTCTAACAATGCCAACCAGCTTGCAGTTGCCATTGACTTCCAACGGGCGATAATTAGGGTTCAGTGGTACGAGATACTTCAGCGGCCCATCCACAACATATTTTTTTAAAGTTGCTTCTGTTGAGCCGATGACCTGCGCAACCACTATTTTCCCGTTAGCATCCTCACTCATCATTCGGTCAGGATCCACAACGACCAGCGATCCTTCAGGAATGCTCGGCGCCCCTGATGGATTAGTCATTGAATCTCCCCGAACGCGAAGAGCAAATGCCTCAGATGACACCGATGCAGTGGTATAAATCCACTCTTTAACGTCTCGTATGGTGATTTGTGAATCGGACTCGGTCCATTCACCAGCTTGGACCCATGACAACAACGGAATTTCTTTTATTCCGAAGTGCTCTGTGGGAATCGTGGATGGTGGCGCGTTATCTAACGGGTCACCTTTACCATCAACAATCCACTGCGGGTTACATTTCAAGGCAGCAGCAAGCGCCTGAAGGTTTTCACCACCTGGCTTATAATCCCCAGACTCCCAGCCTGTGACGGTAACACGGTTCACACCAATAAGTTTGGCTAGTACCGACTGAGTCAGCTTGAGTTCTTTGCGCCGAGCGCGAATTCGTTCATTCATTTGCATGTAGGCAATCCTACCACTTATCGATGTAGGATTCCTTGACTCCAACATGTAAGATATCCTACTATCACCGTGTGTTATTTCACGACTAAAGAGGATTTGATGAAAAAAGATGACGTAATTTCTTACTTCGGTGGAGTAAGCAAAACTGCAAAAGCCTTGGGCTTATCGCACGCTTCTGTATCTGGCTGGACAGATGTGATCCCAAAAGGACGCGCATTCGAAATTCAGGTGCTGACTAAAGGTGCTTTGAAAGTTGACGCTGCGATGTACGAAAAGACTAACACCGCTGGCGCACAGCCGTAACCACAGAGAGAGGTAACACCTTGTGGACAATAAAAACTTTCCGGCACCCGAAGAAATAACAACAGCAATGCACAAGCTGGTCACATCATTTCCTGGCGGATATGGCGCGATGTCTCAACGGCTGGCGCATGACGGGACTCATAACGCCCTGAGCAATCGCGTTCGTCAGGTTGGCGGTCAGATGGTGCCATTCGGTATGGCGATCATGATGGAGCAAATTTCAGGGCGCTCTGACATCACTGAAGCTATGTGCCGGATCAACGGCGGAACCTTCGTTAAGTTCCCAGATATTGAGGAAATGGGTAACGAAGAGCTGCTGATTAAGTTCAATGAGTTGCTGGCAGCGCTGGGTCAATTTGCAAAGGCTCACAACGAATTCACCTCTGACGGTGTTCTGGATCGTGACGAAAGCAAGCGGATGAGGATCAAGGGGTATCGAGTTCAGAGTCTGGTGGCGGAAATCATGGCTGTGACAGAACTGCTGTTTGGAGAAGGTGACGCCTCAGGAGTGCAGTCCCGAGGCGTCGGGTGCGCATCAATTAAACGTGTGGAGTAATTAACGCATGAACAGTGTAAACCGCGTTCGGCCTGCCGTGCAATTTCAATGTGTCTCACTGCGACCATGTGTGTATGTGCAGATAGTACGGGAGCCGGGAAAACCGGACAACCACAAGGTTGTGCCTGCTTCTGTGGTTCTGAAAAAGTGGATTGAATTTTATGTCGCTGGCTATCTGGCGCAAATTGCAAAGGCAGGATAAATCATGAGCGTTAAGTTATCCGCATACGTCTGGGATGGTTGCGCTGCTGCCGGTCTGAAGGGTGTGAAGCTCCTGATTATGGCGCGTCTTGCTGATTTCTCAAATGATGATGGTATCAGCTATCCGGGCGTGGATACGATTGCTCGGCAAACCGGGGCTGGTCGCAGCACCGTCATTAGTGCAATCACGGAACTTCAGTCAGATGAGTGGCTGGTACGCAAGGAGCGCCGGAAAGGCAATCGCAACCAAAGCAACTTGTATTATTTGAACGTCAAGAAGCTACGCACTGCTGCCAGTGCTTTTTATGCTGACGGTTCAGAATCTGAACATTCAGAATCTGAACGTTCAAAATCTGAATATTCAGAACCCGAACGTTCAGAAAACAAGAAAAATACCGGTTTTGACCGTCCAGAATCTGGAGGGGATCCGTCAGTAAATTCAAAACAAGATCCATCAGATAATAAAACCTCTTGTCAGCCTGCTGCGCAGACCGACGCCGAAGTTGAAATTACTGATCAAGCCAAACAGGCACTGAAACACCTGAACCAAATCACCGGTTCACGTTATCAGCCCGCTAATAGCTCACTGGAAAACATGCGTGCCCGTCTCCGTGAAGGCCACACGCTGGAAGAACTGCAACTGGTTATCGAATACAAGCAGGTTCACTGGGGCGACTCTCCAAAAATGGCTGAATATCTGCGCCCGGCAACTCTGTTCCAGCCAGCCAAGTTTGAAGGTTATCTGCTCAGCGCGACCAAATGGGCGAAGAGCGGGCGTCCGGTATGTGTGAACGGAAAATGGACCGCTGAAGGTGGAGTAGAAGTTGATACGGCTGAGCGCGACGCGGCATACCGCCGGTTCATCAGCGGCGTTGCGGCGACGAAGGCACCGAGTGCGCTGGAAAAAATGGTGTGCACAGAGGCCAGCAAAGCCAGCGTTCGCAGCATGCGCGCAGATTTCGCCATTACGACATGGGCCAAGATTTGGAAAGAGTGCGCCCAGCGCCAGCAGGGAGTGAAAGCATGAGCTATCAACTGATTTATGCAGATCCGGCCTGGCAGTATTCCAACAAAGTAAGCAATGGCGCAGCGGGTGATCATTACAGCACCATGCCAATCGAGGAAATGAAGCGCCTGCCGGTTTGGTCAATCGCCGATGAAAACGCGGTTCTCGCAATGTGGTACACCGGCAATTTTGCATCAGAAGCGGTTGAGCTGGCGCAGGCTTGGGGCTTCAAGGTCAAAACCATGAAAGGCTTTACCTGGGTAAAGCTTTACGAACAGGCCCGCAGCCGTATTGAGCGCGCGCTGGCAGAGCAGACCATGATTGACTTCGAAGACTTTATGGAAGCTTTGAACGTCGAAACGGTCATGAATGGCGGCAACTACACTCGCGGCAACACCGAAGACGTGCTGATCGCCGTTCGTGGCGCCGGGCTTGAACGCGTCAGCGCCAGCGTCAAACAGGTTGTTTACAGTTGTCGCGGCGAACACAGCGAAAAGCCCGCTGAAGTTCGTTTCCGTCTCGAAGAGCTATACGGAAACGTATCCCGCATTGAGCTTTTCAGTCGCGGTGAAGCGCCAGGCTGGCATCACTGGGGCAATGAAAACCCGTTCAACGATATCGAGCTGGTACCAGCGACCTTTACCACGATCTTCCCGGCGCTTAACTCCCGAGTCAAGGTGCTGGCTGGTCATTACCTGGCTGTTCCTGCTGGCGCTTATTACCTGCAAGAGGTGGCTGCGTGAACGAATTCCAGAAAATCTGGCTGGCTGCTTATAACGGCTGGCTGACAGCCGTCTCCCCGGAGGGGGAGCTGCATCCATCTGATTACACCGCTGCGCGAGAACATGCTGACGCTGTGCTGAATAGCCTGATCAAGGCGGGGGAGGTTGCATGCAATTGATCCTGCCATTCCCTCCGAGCATCAACGGTTACTGGCGCTCAACTAAAAAGGGTGTGCTCATCAGCGCGCGCGGGCGGATCTTCCGGTCAAACGCGCTTGCCGCTATTTATCAGCAGTTACGCAGCCGCCCGACGGCACTACTCACCGAACTGGATGTGCATCTGGTTTTGTTCCCACCGAACCGGGCGAAACGGGATTTAGATAATTTCCAGAAGGCGCTGTTTGATGGCCTTACTCATGCGGGGATCTGGAAGGACGACAGCCAGGTCAAACGCATGACGGTTGAATGGGGAGAGGTAACGAAGGGTGGTAAGGCAGAAATAACGATTACTGATTTCAAAACCGCCGGTGTGCAGCCGGTTTAACGTGTGGAGTGATTATGTCGAACAGTTTGCTGTCAGGAAAAGTGGTAACGATGTCGAGCCGTGAGATTGCTGAGTTGGTGCAAAGTAAGCATAGCGATGTGAAGCGCTCGGCTGAACGACTCGCAGTTGGTGGAATTTTAAGCGCGCCGTTGGCGCACACCCCCTATTTTCATGAGCAAAACGGTCAGGAGTATCAGGAGTACTGGTTCAATAAACGTGATTCGCTGGTGCTGGTTGCCCGCCTGTCGCCTGAATTCACCGCCGTGGTAGTGGATCGCTGGCAGGAACTGGAATCGAAAAGCCAGTTACCCCAGTCATTACCGGAAGCGTTGCGACTGGCTGCTGATCTGGCCGAAGAAAAACAGGTACTGGAATCTCAGCTGGCGCTGGCGGCCCCGAAAGTGGAATTCGTTGATCAGTACGTGATGGCTAAGGGCTCTATGGGATTCCGCGCGGTCTGCAAATTGCTGCATGCGAAAGAACCGGAATTCCGAATGTTCCTGCTCGAGAAAGACATTGTTTACCGGCTGGAAGGCCAGTTGACGCCAAAGGCCCATCATTTAGAGGCAGGCAGGTTCCAGGTGAAAACCGGTACCAGCACACAGAATCAGCATGCTTTTCGCCAGGCGCGATTCACGGCGAAGGGTGTTGAGTGGGTTGCCGGGCTGTGGGCTGGTTATCTGCGACAGAAACAGGAGGCCCACGCGTGAGAGCATTGTTAAAACCGTATCCTCAGAGGGAACTGGGGATCGTGCAGTTCGCGCTGCCGGCGGACATGGTGAAGTTCTTCAGCAGTAAACGTCTGCTGATCACCAATGAACCCGCTGACCTGCATACCGCGCCGGATGGCCTGGTGCCAGCAGAAGCACAATCACTTTCACGGGATCCGCGCCTGTCTGGTTTCCTGTCCTCTCCTGAAGTGATCGGGAAAGTCGGCGGCATGGCGGCGCTGACGCTGTGGGTTAAGCGCCACCGTGCATGTGAGTGCCCGGACTACAACGGCGAATACCATCACCACGAACTGAATCAGGTTATCCGTGGTCGTGGCGTGGTCTGCCTGTGCTGGGCGCATGACAACGAGTTTCACGGCAAAGAGTCGCCGAAACTGGACGCTACCGCGCAGGCGAACGCCGCCGAGTTCGTTACAGAAGCAATCCGGTACCGGTATGGCCTGCCTGATGGTCGTCACCTGACCTTGCCGGAATTGTGCTGGTGGGCAGTTTCGAAAGGGCTGGTACACCTGCTGCCGGAAGAAGTGGTCTGCGCGGCGCTGGGGATGAAATACAACCCGCCCGGTGGCCAGCGTAAAGAGGCTGACGTCAACCCGTGGGAGAAACAACCCCGCGAAGAGCTGGCAAACAATGTCAAACCGGTGCTGGCGCTGGCAATCGATCCGGAGACGCCGGAATCATACCTCCGTATTCCGAAGCGCCGCCGGTACGAAAACACAAAATATACCCAATGGGTGAAGCGCCAGCCATGCTGCGGGTGTGGCAGCGGGTCAGATGATCCGCACCACATCACTGGCAACGGCTTTGGCGGTATGGCGACAAAAGCGCATGACTTGTTCGTGATCCCGCTGTGCAGAGGGTGTCACGACTCACTTCATAAAGATGTAGCCGCTTGGGAAGCAGAGCACGGTACACAGGAACACCTGTTACTGACGACATTAGACCGCGCGCTGGCGATGGGTGTTATCGCTACCGGCAAGCAAAAATAAGTGTGGAGAGAATAATGCGTGATATTCATGAGACGTTAGAACTCTGGGGGGCATGGGCTGCCAGCGACAATAGTGGTGTGGATTTTTCTCCGATTGCTGCTGGTTTTAAAGGGCTTCTACCGCAAACATCTAAGTCACGCTTACAATGTGATGATGATGAAGGTATAAAGGTAGATGGTTGTATTGCTCGTTTAAATAAATACAGGCCAGAAGAGTGTGAACTAATTATATTACATTATGTTTTTGGTGTGTCTCTTAGAGCAATATCAAAAAAAAAGAAATGTTCGGATGGGACTGTTCGTAAAAAAATGCAAACCGCTCGGGGTTTTGTCATGGGTTTACTGAGTATTCTTTATTAACCTCATCAGGGCTAAATAATAGCCCTGTATGTTATTTTATTATTCTGCAGAGCCTTCTAGCTTTTGGGATTTTGATGAACAATGGCTCTAGAAATGTATCTTTATTTTTTATTATAGGTTCCCATACTGCGCGATACTCACACTGATAGTCATACTCAACATCCTTGGTTGTAGCAGGGTGGAATCCCTTTTCCTCTCGAAAGTCATACTCTTTATTTGTATAGGAAACAGGTCCGCTCCACGCCAATGGGCCAGCAAGATGTCTTATTTTTTTTGTGATTTGATAAAAAAACAGATCAGGAGCATCAATTTCTACACAAGTGTTACATTCAAAACTTTCCATTATTTTTTTATCATATTTAGTGGAAAGACAAAAAACATAATGATCAGGGGATTGGATTAATTTGGATATTATTCCGTTGGAGATAGAGGATCCTGGCTCCATGTGAATTACACCATCAAGAAATCCTTTCAAGTCTGTGGGCATTTCTTCAGCTTTTAATGGCAAATTTCCAAAAGAAACGAATGGCTGATGAGTCCCTTCACGCTTGTCACTAATGGCTTTATTGTGTTTTTCCGTTTTCCTAAAGTCAAAAAGAGTGCCAATCCTTAATGAACCAGTGAGGAAGAAAAGGTCGGCGAACTCCTTTTTCATATATTTATATAAAACCATGTAAAAGCGCCTCCACAGATATTTTTAAAAATAATATACGAAAAAACTCACGCGTACGCAAAAACCTTTGTAATCTGATAAGGTCGGTTACGTAGTCACAAAGCTTAGACAATCTGAGAACCTCGCTCCGGCGGGGTTTTGTCTTTTATGGGCATATGATACGTTGATCCCGTTGCGGTGAATCCTACCTATGCGGTAGGGCTAATAAGCTATGCCCTCGTAGTGAAGACAGCGAACCACGGTTAGCTCACCAACGGTTCACCGGGAGGCACCCGGCACCGCAACAATCAGACAATGCTTTTCAGTTTGCGAAGATGGGATAACCCGGAGCGATTGGAAAGCACATTCGGATGAGCGTTGCTGGCATAATCTGCTGTAATGCCTCATATGTTTTGTATTCAGCAAGAATGCAAGCCTGTCGAAACAAACTCATCATCAACTTTAGATAAAGAAGACACTTCATTACGTAATGCCCTCTAATATAGATTTCTCTTGGTATTTAAATCATTGGAGGCGCTGTGAAGAGAAGGGTTTGGTTCGCTTGGCTATTTATGGTGGCATCTTTTGGTGGGTATGCGGAAGGCGTTCACCACATAGACCGAAAGCTTGCACATGGTGCAGTGCCCCATTTCAACATTATCGACACCTCAGAAACGCCTGACGAACATATTAGTGAAAAAATGCATGAAAAAGCCGTAAGACATTGAAATATTAAAAATCAATACAAAACCTCGAAGAAATGCGTTTTTTTGCTTTCTGAAGGTTAGAAATATACACCAGTAAACGGATAGACCGCAGGCGTCAGCCAATGCAGCAGTAGTGATGCTGCCCCGAGTCCCACAGGGAGCCAGATGCAGGTCCGGACTGCAATATGCGCTGGTGAGGGTTATTAAAGAAGAAGGCATACCGGTAAAGCAGCGCGACAGCCAAACGCGCACCGGTTATCAGCGGCGATGAGCGACAGATGACTCAAGGGCATGAGCGCGGCCACTGCGAGAAGTGGTTTCGAACACAAAGATTCACACATACTCAATCGCCCTATCTAAGATTCAATCTTTCCGCTTTATCTGGGATAGTAGCAATACCTTACTATGTCCGAGAATTTATAATGATTGAGTGGGTGCAGGAGTATTTTTTAAAAATTATTAAGCATTACAAAGAAATGACTACACTTATCTTTGTTGTTGCAATGATTAAACTGATATATCCAGTTGTTTTCTTAATATTAAATAAAAGATTAGATATATCAGAACGTAAAAGAAGAATTAAACTTCTCACCGATAGAGGATATTCTTACGAAATAGCTAAAATAATGGTTAAACGAGAGTTTGATTTAACCAAAAAGCCTAGTTGGCTCGTAAGGTTTTTTAGAAAAGTTTTCAGAAGCAAAAGGTAATCAAATTGCGGTCCGCTTATGCGGGCCTTTTTTATGCCCTCAATTCGGTTGTGAGGACACCAACAGCGATAAGGGGTTTATCAATGTCCGAGCCGATATCTGGGCTCACCGTGACAGGCACGTTGGCGGGGGCTGGCCTCTTCGGCTGGTTCTCAGGCTTAGATTACGGTGTGGTTTTTGGCGCTTTTGCTGGCGCTGTTTTTTATGTCACCTCAGCTGCTGACCTGAGCAACTGGCGAAAGGTGTCATATTTCACCGTTTCATTCCTCGCAGGTATCTTCGGCGCGGGAGTGGCTGGCGCTAAATTATCGAAATATTTGGACTACACCGATAAACCATTGGATGCCTTGGGCGCGGTGATCATCTCCGCGCTGGCGGTGCAGCTTCTTACGTTCGCCAGCAACCGGGCAAAGAACCCAACATCACTGATCGATCGGTGGAGGGGGCAAAATGGTAATAAATGACCCGCTGGTAATCCTGAACGTGATTGTGTGCACGATGGTTGTTATCCGGCTGTGCTTATTTCGAAAGAATGGGGCCACGCATCGTCGCTGGGCGTCGTGGTTGGCCTACCTGCTGATCCTGATTTATGGCCATGTCCCGCTGCGTTTCCTGTTCGACCATTACGACGGTACGCGCTGGGCCATCCTCTTAATGAACCTCGTTATCTGCATTGCGATATTCGCCGTGCGCGGGAACGTGGCGAAAATCATTAAAGTCCTGAGACTTCCGCAATGACAAAAGACCAATTTACCCGGGCGGCTTCATTAAGCGCCGACTTAGCCGCGCGCTGGTATCCGCACCTGGTATCAACAATGGCTGAGTTCGACATTTCCACTACAGCCCGTCAGGCGGCGTTCATTGCGCAGGTAGGGCATGAGTCCGGTGACTTTAAAACCCTGGTCGAGTCCTTCAACTATTCGATCGCCGGACTGTCTGTGTTTACCCGCCTCACTGCCTCACAGCGAGAACAGCTCGGGCGCCGGAATGGTGAAGGTCCACTGCCTGTTGAGCGCCAGCGCGCTATTGCCAATCTTGCCTATGGTGGCCGGTACGGCAATAAAGCAGCTGGTGACGGCTATAAATTCCGCGGACGTGGTCTCAAACAAATCACGTTCCTCGATAACTATCTGGCTTGTGGTCGCGCGCTGGGCATTGATCTAATCACCAATCCTGATTTGCTCCTGCAGGATGAATACGCAGCACGGTCGGCGGGTTGGTTCTGGAAGGCCAATAACTGCAACAGCTTTGCCGATTTAGGTGACTTTGTAGGGCTGACCAAACGTATTAACGGCGGTGTTAACGGACTGGATGATCGTCAGGCACGTTACGCGGTCGCTAAAAAGGCATTAAGCATCTGAGGATCACCTTGTGGAAACATCGCTGTTTACTGCTCTTCTGAAGGCTTACTGGAAAACGGCTGTCGCCATTGTCTTGGTGGCGGCACTGGCATGGTGGGTAGAAGGGTTGCGCTGGGACGCTGATGTTTCCAAACGTAATGAAGCCCACACCGCAGAGCTGAAGAAACAAAGCGATCAGGCCGTGATTGACCTGACCAACCAGAAGAAGCGCACCGATGCAGCACTGGCGGCTTTCGAGGCGCTGGACGCTAAGCACACGAAGGAAATGGCAGATGAACATGCTAAGAATGAGAAATTGCGTGCTGATGTTGCTGCTGGTACTCGCCGGGTGCGAATCGCCGCAGCAAACCTTGCCACCTGCAACCTCACAAGGGACAGCACTGCCGGCAGCAGCAGCCTGGGCGATGCAGTACAAATCGACCTCACGCCAGCAGGTGGATCAGCTGTTCTCAGTATCAGAGAGTCAACCAGCAGAGATGCCGAAGTGATCCAATACCTTCAGGGCTATGCCACAGAGGCTCAGAAGCGGTGCAAAGTGAACTGAGGAAAAGTATGGTTGCAATAAATATAGTTGCTAATGAAATGATTAGCAATGAAAGGTACTCCCGGCAGGGGGCCTTGCCACGGGGCGGCGGACTCGCGGAAAACGGCTAGTTTTCGCGATCTAGGGTCATCATCATCATCTGTGCAGGTTATTGATTTTATTAATACCCAAATTGCAAAGATGTCGAATCGTCTAAAAAGTGTTCACCATCATGGACCAAGAAATCGCCTCACTCAAACTCAACATCAATCAACTCGCAGGAATCACGGGTGTGCACCGGCAGACCGTCGCGGCGCGCCTGAAGAATGTCGATCCCGCGCCCGGCAGTAACGCGAAACTTAAATTATTTTCCGTGACTGATGTGTTGACTGAATTGATGATCCCCACGGTGTCGGGTGACGTCGCTGAAATGACGCCATCCGACCGGCTGGCGCACTGGAAGGCCGAGAATGAACGGCTGAGTTTTGAGCAGAGCATGGGGCAGCTTATCCCCGCGGAAGATGTGGCAAGGGAATTTTCGGTTATGGCGAAAGCCGTCGTTCAGGTGCTGGAAACGTTGCCGGACGTGCTCGAGCGAGATTGTGCTCTGCCGCCGTCTGCCGTGATGCGGGTACAAAATATTATTGATGATCTGCGTG